CCGCCACTTAGCTTCTTAAGAGCCACTTCCACTTCAGAGATTTTGAAACGGTAGACACCGCCAATCTTCAACGAAGGGATTAAGTTCTGTCGAATCCATGTGCGGACGGTCGATACGGACACAGCAAAGTGTTTTGCTAAATCCTCAATCGGCACAAACGCTTCTTCTACCATTAGTTTCTCCTTATGGTTACTGAATACTCAGCATTGGCATTTAACCCAGGAGGTAGTAAGTCTGGGTTATCTTCAAGAAATGCCTTCATATTGGTTTGGTGAAGTCGCTTCTCCAATAGGTCAGGCACACCATGTTCAAGAATAAACTTGTTCATGGATTCCCAGTCAGAAGTCGCATAGGTCGTCCTTACGGTGCGATACACAACTCCTGCACTAGTCTTTAAGCTTTCAGCGCCAATATCCTTCATATGCTGGAGGATTGCCGTCTTCACGGTCTTCATATCGGAGTCGATCTTAGAGACCTTGTCCTCAAGTTCTTTGGCTACTTCGGCTTTCTTTTCTCGCATCTTGATGTAAATGCGAGTGAGTTTTTCTAGAGGGATCTGATCCCCTACAACTGTGTTGTCTGTCATAACATTCTCCTGTTTTAAAACGATAACGGCTTGGTATTATTCTCGCTATCGGTGTTACTACTATACTATCAAACTTTATCTTTATCAAGTAGATTCTTGTAAAGGTCAACTAATTTTGTATGATCCGTAATACGATTGTCAAGCATTTTATATAGGTGTTTCTCCGCATTAGAACCTTGCAATCGAATAACTGTTACAGGATGTTTTTGTCCTGCTCGGTGCGCTCGTGCATTTGCTTGTGCATAGGTTTCTAAACTAGGGGTAGGACCCCACCACACTATCGTATCTGCCGCAGTTAATGTTACTCCATGAGCAGCCGCTTGCGGTTGAATAATTAAAATCCTAGGACTAGGGGTAGTTTGAAAATCTCTAAATATTTCGGCACGTTTATTTGCTGACACATCGCCGTTAATAATTTCCGTAGCAAAGCCATCGTCTTTTAGTTTGTTTGACAAAATCTCAATGGTGTTCTTAAAAGGTACGAAGATTAAGATCTTTTGCTGTGTTTCATCAATCGCTTCTCTTAACACCTTATAGCGGTTCTGAATGTCAAACTCTAGGGTTTCCCCTGAGTCAGAATAAACTGCACCACAGGATATTTGTAGGAGTTTGCTTAATCCGACTGCAGCATTGACTGCCGTAATCTGTTCGCCAACTGCTGAAACAACTAGCTTGCTACGTAATAACTCGTAGTATTTCTTCTGTTGTGGGGTAAGTTCGACTTCACGGGTTGTATAGATTTGTTCGGGTAGATCTAGGCACTCTTCCTTGGTAAAGCGGATTGCTGGTTGTAGGGCTTCAAACACTACTTTATCTGCGTTAGGTCGGGGTGCCCATTTAAACTTAGTGATTTGGTACATGACCATATCCTTGAACCCTGAGTAAAACTTAGGCACATTTAATGGATTAACCAACTTAGCCAAGCCATAGGCATCCACAGGTGACTGAGCCGCAGGTGTACCTGTCAGCATCCATAGCCAAGTATCGGGCTTCAGAATACGGTTTAAAGTCTTCCAACGAGTCGTTTGGGTATTCTTGTATGCGTTGGCTTAGTCAATAACAATCAGATCAAAATTGCCCTCTGCTATCTCATCTTTGACAATCTCTACCCCGTCGTAGTTAATGATGACAAACTCGGCATCGCCGTTGATGATTGCTTTGCGTTTATCCCTATTGCCATAGGCTATGTCTACGTGGCGGTGCATGGCAAACTTAAATAGGTCTGCTCTCCAAGCTGAGTCCATAATGGAAAGAGGGCAAATAACTAGCACTCGTCTAATCTTCTTGAGCTTCATCAAGTAATCAGCCGCCCATATGACTGAGCCTGTCTTGCCTGTACCTTGCTCGTTTAGGCAAAAGGCACGTGGATGTAAGGTAAGAAAAGACGCAGTAACTTTTTGATGCTCAAATGGTTTATGCAGTCCAGGCCAAGTGTACTGTCCCATGATAGGTGATGGGATGTTTTTTATTTGTAAGTTCTTTAGAACTCTTGCTTCGTCTAAACCCCAGCTAACTGCGACCTGATTCTCACCAACAATTTTGCTTTTTGGTATTAGGGTTGTAACTTTATTGGGGTTGCGTAAATTTAGTAGAAGAACCTTGTTGTCAATAATTTGCATTATTTCCGTTTTCTCTCTCGTTTGCTTGCTTCCGACACTAAGTTGCTTTTTGCGTCCCTTCTGAAGGATCTATTTTTAGCAGGGGTTTGGATGGAATAACCATCCTTATTACTACCACCTTTATCCAAGGCTTTTTTATGGGCTAAGTCTTTGCCCTCTCTAATTTCGGCAGTATGGTCTTTGTCTTTTGGGTCGTCTTTATACTTCTTGTCTACGGCACGACGCAGACGTTGACGTTCCATACGACGTTCATGCTCACCACGAGCCTTTTGTTGCTCGTACTCTTTCTTGTAGGGTCTAGGTTTGTTGACGTATGGCATATCAATTTCTTCCGTTATGGGGGCACTCCAGCACTAAACAATGCTTCTTGCATAAACCACTAGGTCTAGGATTCCATACGTTATTCTCATGGGAAAACCTTAGCCGATTGTGTTCAGCAATCCACTTACCCCACATCTTATCTTGTTTTTCTACTTCGTACGAGTCCTTTATAAAGTTTTTGGAGACCACAAAAAACAATGCCCCCTTGACTTTTTTAACTTGTGGGAAGTGTTTAAAAATTGCTAGTGCCATAAGTTCTAGCTGGTCAGTGTCGGCATACTTAGCAGACTTGCCTGTCTTGTAATCTAGGCAACGTGCTTCTTCACCGTTAATAACTAATAGGTCAGCAATCCCACGCCACCAGACAGCGGGATCTTTAAAGCCACATGGCTCAAGATCTTCTGTTAAACCCATCTCATACTCACAGTATTTATCCCCAGGCAGTTGTTTTAAGTTGTCTAACGCACTCTTAGCAAATGCAAACTGCGGTGGAATCGGCACATTGTCTCTAACGTAATGCTCTGCGGCTGAGTGGAACTCTTTGCCATAGGTGATTGCATCAGTCGGTGGTTCTTTGACATCCTTTGCCACTCGCAAATGGTAATACTTCTTAGGGCATTGGTCGTATAACTTAATGCTTGAGTATGACCACGAGATTGGTTTCACTCTGTCTCCTCCACTTCTACCCATGTTTTAACTGCGCCTGTCATCAACCGCATTTCTGTTTGTGCATTTAAACAATGCTCATAAGCTGATTGAAAATTGTTTGCTACTAGCGCATCATGCGCCATTCTTATTTCTTTTAACGCATGTAAATACATTGGTGAATAATCTACTTTCATTTCTTTATCCCGTGATATGTTTCAACCCATCTAGCAAATGCTTTACCATTCCCAATTTCAATCCACGCTTGTTTTAGCTGGTCATCAGGAATAGGCATTGACTGGATGGCACAACGCTTCTCTACCTTTTTGGTAGCCTCATAGTATGACGCACTTCTACATACATACCATGCACTTTTCCATGCTTGCCATATGGGATCAGACTCAATGTCCTCATCTTCTCTTACGATCCAATGATTGTTCATCGCCCATTTAATAAACGATTCCCGACACTTAACATCGGGGGATGGTTTAACAATCCCCATAGCTTTTCCCATATCCGCTTTCACAGTTTACAGGCAATCCCTCTGCCCAATCAGGAATCCACCGCATACATTCTTCAACGTATTCTTGGGCTTCTTTTGCTTCTTCCTCTTTAGCAAGGCAAGCAACGGCATCATGCACAGTAAGTACGACATCGTAACGTTTTGATATACGAATCATCTGTTCACCAATGACGCAACGAGCAATCGCTTGACATACATTCTCGATTACTTTACCACCATAAATTTTATTCCACCCATAGCGAGTCTTGTACTGATACTGGAGTTTTCCTTGCTCGTCTTTAACGGCAATCAAGCCGTCATAACGTAACAACAACCCACTAGGTAATCGTATTGATCGCTCTTCTGGGACCAGACTTAGCACCCCATCACGACCTAAAGATGTTGTGCTGTCTTTAGTTAATGCTTCTAAGGCTATCTGCGCTTCACGCCACAAACCAGTAATGAATGGATATGTTTCTCGGTATACCTGTATGATATGACGGGCTTCCCCTTCCTCAATTTCCACACCGAATGTCTTGAGTTGTGCTTTGAATTTCTGCGCCCCCATGCCATAGCCAGCCCCAAGAATCGTGGTCTTCCCGACAAAGCGTTCCTCGGCAGTAATCTCTTCTTGGCTCTTGCTATATATAGCAGATGCCATGATCTTGTATACGTCCTTGCCATCTTTAAATGCCTCCACTAAATCATTCTGTCTTGCCAACCATGCCAGCACACGTGCTTCAATCTGCGCAGAGTCAGCGTCAATAATTACGTAACCATCAGGGGCTTCAATAGCCTTCTTTAACTTCCCAGCATTTGCGCCACGTGAGGGAAGGTTCTGCAAGTTTAGGGAATCACTACCACCCCACCGCCCTGTATGCGCCGCATAATATTTTAGGGGGACTGGCATCAACCCTCGCTTCGCAATCCCAATGAATCGTTCAGTTCGGGTCTCTTCCAACGTAGATTTTGTACCAAGCCTAGCCGCTACTAATGCTTGCACTCGGATGTCTTCATGTTCAGCCAAAGCCTTGAACTCTTCGTCGTTTTTAGCCAAAGCAAAAGTTTCTTTTCCTGTTGTTGGGCTAATCTTCATCGGCACTTGTATACCAATGTCTTGTAGCAACTGAGCAAACTTAGGGTTTGAGGCAAGTTCGGCTTTATCTTGTATGCCAGCTAACGTAAGCAACTGAGACTTCTTATCTCTTACATCATATAAATGTTGTTCAAGCAAAGTTAAGTTTAAGTCTAGTTTAGGTATACAAAACATGCGTAGCGTTAGATCAATCAACTTCATTTCCGTCTTCGGGAATCCACGCTTAATAAATGTATTGAATAATTTGTATGTCAACTCCACGTCGTTAACGCAGTAATCACCATAACGGTCAAGATCTTCCTCTGTGAAGTCCTCTCGGCGCTTTCCTGAAGCAGCTACAACTTCATCACCCTTAACACCTAGTTTGTATCTTTCTGCCATCGCTCCCAGGCTGCCACCTACTTCGATACCATGTAGCGCACGTCCCATAGATAAAGTATCTGCGTACACTTTTGGCTGTATGCCAAAGATCTCTGACAGAATAAACCCATCAAACATTGTGTTGTGTGCAACCAGCATAGAGTCAGCCCAAGGGAATGATTCAAGCCAACCCTTCATCTGTTCGTGCGTACCGCTTGCCCATTGGGTTTCTTCGTCGTTGACTTTAACGGCTACACCAATCACCTCAAACTGAGGGTCACGCACATACTCTTCTGTTGTTAACTTGGATAGGCTGAAAGACGACTTCTCATAATACGTTTCAAAGTCAATCGTTATGAAGTTCATCAACATCTCCCATCCATGTCAATCTCTTTTTCTTTTTTCTTTTTCGGCTTTTGTTGTTCTCGGTCAATCTGCATTAAGTCGCTAGATAAACCTTCAAGCCTATCGCTATATTCTTGTAGAATTTCTGCCGCCGCCCACAATGCGCCACTTTCGGCATCATGAGAAATTTTCTCAGCCACGAGTTCTACGATCATTGAAGCACTATGTATTTTGTAGCTTATCTCGCTAACTTTGTTAGCCTTCTCCCATAAACTCATTTCTTTTTCTCCATTCTTTTGCGTAACTTTACACCCTCTTGGGCATTTTTATTTTGCTTGATTGCTTCGTTTATTAAAGACAGTATTCCTTCTTGTACCAAGAACTCTAGCCCCTCTTTATCAAAGTCAACCATAGCATTAGCCGAGCCGTCTTTGTTCTCTTTAATAATCTTTAATTTAATATCCATACTATTCTCCTAAAGTTATAAATACAAACTCACTTGTTGGTACGTCATAAAACATTTCACCCCTAGGAATTTTGTAGTTGCTAATTTCCTTTATGGGGTACTCTTTAATTCTGTGAGACAGAATCCAATACGCAGACTGCATATCCTGAGTTAAAGCAAAGAACAAGGTACGATCATTAAAGAACTTAGTTTTGCGCTCAGGCACATGGATTGTAGAGTATGGACAGTTAGGACTCCATTGTCGTACCTCTACCTCAGCATAACCGATAGGACTATCGTATCTGATGAGTATTAAATCTACCCCATACTGATCGGGGTTAGGTATGCACTCTACACCACAGGTTCTTATGATGTAATGTGCTACCGCTTTCTTTGCTGGCGCATCGTACTGTTCGTACAGTTCTTGTTCAAAAGGTTTACGCATCTTCTTTAGTACGCTTCTTAATCTCTCTGTGTATGTACCACATAGCTTTCTTTAAGTCCTCGATGTCATTACCTTTTTCATCTGCTCGCCAAATGTATTTAATAGCATTACCTAAGCAGAAGTTCATATGCTCAGTAATCTGAATACACTCTACCCCTGATGGATGGCTAGTGTAATGGGGTGGATGGTTTACTTTATCAGTCATGTATTCCGTTCTCCATTAGTTTCTGCTTCAAGCGTTGACACTCTGCTTGCACTACATGAAGTTGGTGTCTGAGCATAGCTTCTGTGTCTTCTTTGTCTACCCACCCAGCAAACGGAATCGGAATACCCTCAGTTTCTTTAAGTGCGTTCTGTAAATCTTCGGTTGTAAAAGTTGTCATGTCTTTCTCCTTATACGCTTCTTGATTGCAACAATCCCTTCTTCCTCTTCGGGTTCTTTGTTTCTTAGTTCTGCTATTTTTGCTCCGTATTGAAGCGCACCACTACATAGCTCTTCCATGTCCAAGGCATGCCCCATAATTGCATAAGCCTGTATCAAAGCTGGTAAAGCTAAGATAGTACAAGCGTCTCTAAAATCGTCATCATTCATCTGCTATAACTCTCCTGTTCCATTCTTCAATGTTCACTTCGATACTCTGAAATTTGTGTCCGCAGTTCTCACACATATGCCTACGTTCTACATAATCAAAGTCTTCGTTGGGATCATAGAAATTTCTAGTATCTACTGTTCTCGTCTTGTCCTGACACGTTGGGCATTTCACTTTTCTTGTGCCTTTCTTAGTATTGCTCTAGCAAAATCAATAATTGGTATGTTGTCAGTTCTTTCAAACGCATTCCACACCTCAATTATTTCCTCATCTGTTAGTGTCTTT